GCGGGGTGGGGAGTAGCGGGTCCCTTCGGGGCTCCAACTAAACGTAGTCAGTGAGGTTTTAGGGAATGCTTACCGTAGCTCAAGCCGCCAGGCGCAAACCATGCGACCGCAGGACGGTCTTGCGCGCCATCGAGAAGACCGACCTGAAGCTCGTGCGCGGCAAGCTCCGCGAGGCCGATGTAGACGCCTGGCAACCGTTGGCGACACGCCCCCGCGCCGCCGACATCGAGGCCGAGCAACGTGCGGCGGAAGATGCGGCGAAGCTCGCGGCGCAGCCATCTGCGGACGAAGGCGAGCCAGACGCCGAGCGGCCACTCACGGCGAACGAGCGCCTGAACCAGATCAAGCTCGAGCGAGCGGAGTACGATTGGGCTCGCGAGAAGGGCAAGCTCATCGCCCGCGACCAGGTCGTCAAGCTGCTCGCTGACTTCGGCCATCGGATCCGGAGCGAACTGCAGGCCCACCCGCGAAAGATGCAGGCGGCGATGGTGCGGCAGATCAAGTGCTCGCGATGTGGATCGGCGGTAGAGGGCAAGCTCATCGCGATCGAGGCAGAGCGCTACACGGCGCAGCTGCTCCGCATCCTCGCCGACGACCCGCTTGGAGGCGCATGAGGCACGACCCCGCCCTCATCGCCGCCCTCTCCTCCGGTCTTCGGCCGCGCGAGATCGTGCCGCTCACGGATTGGATGGACGCGAACATCGTGCTCGAGCGCGGCGGCATGCTCGTGCCGTGGGAGACGTCGCGCACGCCGTACCTGCGAGACATAATGCTCGACCTGTCCATCGACTCGCCGGTCGAGGAAATCGTCGTGATGAAGCCGTCGCAGACGGGTCTCAGCGAGATGGCGATCGGGTTCCACTGCTACATGGCGGACGTCGCGCCGTGCAACATGATCATGATCCAGCCTGACCTAGAATCGGCCGCGCGCTTCAAGCAGCTCCGCATCGACCCGGTGATCAAAAACAGCCCTCGGTTGCGCGGGATCTTCGCGGAGAAGAAGAGCCGCGACTCGAGCAACTCGCAGCACCTGCTCACGTTCAACGGCGGCGCCTGGCTCATCCTCGGCTCGAACAGTCCCTCGGGCCTGGCGTCTCTGCCGTCGCCGATCGACACGTTCGACGAACTCGACCGATCGGCGGCGAGTGCCGGCTCGGGTGCGCGTGCCGAGGGCGATCAGTACCTGCTACTTCGCGCCCGCACGACGACGTTCAGAGACTCGTTCCCGCGGCGCAAGCTGCTTCGGATCTCGTCGCCCGGAGAGGCCTCGACGAGCAAGATTGAGCCGGCCTATCTGGACTCCGATCGCCGCCGCTTTCACGTGCCGTGCAGCGAGTGCAACGCGCTCTTGCCGCACGTGATGCGGCGTCTCTGGTGGCCGCGTGGTGGCGACCCGCGCACCGCTCGCTATCGCTGCCAGGCCTGCGACAAGCTGCGCGACGAGCGGGCCAAGGGCGAGATGTTGGCGGGCGGCGTGTGGGTCTCCGAGCGCGAGCACGAGGTGCGCGGATATAAGCTCGTTGGGTGTGACTCGCCGTTCCTCGTGTGGGGCGAGATGGCTGCCGAGCGCGAGCGCGTGAAGGGCAACCCGAACGAGCTGCGGGTGTACGTCAACACCGTCGAGGGCGAGGCCTACGACACGAACGCAGAGAGCAAGGTCGACGTTGCCGCGCTCAAGCTGCTCGCCTACGACCAGCGCTACGACGGCGACGGGCGGCCCATCATCCCGGCCGGCGTGGGCCTCCTGACTGCGGGCAACGACACGCAGCCGAACCGCCTCGAGGTCAGCCTCCGGGGATGGGGCAGACGCGAGGAGCAGTGGCACATCGAGCACACGATCCTGCCGGGCGACGCATCGGGGCGCGCGGTGTGGGACGACCTCGACGAGTACACGCGAACGCTCTGGCGCACCGAGGGAGGCATGTCGATCGGGTTGGGCGCGGCGTGTGTCGACACGGCTGGCGGAGGTCACACGATCGCCGCTTATGACTTCGTGCGCGGCAAGGGCTCGCGCAGGATCTGGGGCACGGTCGGTCGCAGCGGGCAGGGCAAGCGTCTGTGGCCGCGGCGCCCGAAGCAGAACAACATCGGCAAGATCGACCTGTACACCATCGGGATCGACGGGGCGAAGTCGCAGCTCTACGCGCGGCTCAAGTCCAGCATCGAGCAAGTGCAGAGAGGCGAGCCCGCGGGTGGTCCGGGCTTCGTCCACATCGCGGCGCACCTCTGCCGCGACCAGGACAACGGCGAGCCGAATGAGTACCTGCAGCAGCTCGTGTCCGAGGTCGTGAAGACGCGACTGACGAAGGCTGGCCCGGTCATCGAGTGGGACCTGCCGCCGCACACGCGTAACGAGGCGCTCGACACCGACGTGCTCGCGCAGGCGGCGCTCGCCGGATGGAAGGCGCTGCGGAAGTCGCTCGACACGAACGTCGCTCGCTTCAATCCGGGAGGCGTGCCGGCGCCGGTGGCAGTTTCGTGGCAAAACCCGACATCGTCTCAACGCCACGAAACTCCCCCGAGCGCACCCGTCAACCCGTTGCCCGCTCGCGTGGCTCGTCGCCCCTCCCGCCCTGGACCTCGCCCTCGCCTCCCGAGGAAAAGGGTCGGCGGGTTCATGGACCCCGACTGACGCGCGCACGTCGTTGGCCGGTACACCTCGGCCATGGCGCTGGCAGACACGCTCTACACCGAGGCCGACATCATCGCGTTGAAGCGGGCGATGAGCTCCGGCGTGCTGTCCGTCACGGGCAGCGACGGCAAGGCCGTCACGTACCGCTCGCTCAAGGACATGGCGGCGACGCTCGCGATGATGCAGCGCGAGGTCTACGGCACGCGCGGCCGTAAGCGCGTCCAGCTCATCGAGATCCGGGAAGAGGGATCGTGAGCAAGGGCGCACGCTCGCCGCGTCCGGCGCCGTCGATCTGGGCTCGCATGGGTCGCGGGATCGCGCGCGCGTTCGGCGGCGGCAAGGCCAGCTACAAGGGCGCCGCGTACAGCCGCAGCAAGGCGGACTGGACGATGACCAGCGCGGGCCCGAACGCGACGGTGCAGGCGGCGTTGCCGGTGCTCGTCGCGCGTCACCGCGACCTCGAGCGCAACGACCCGCACATCAAGCGCGCGGTCTCGGTCTACGTGCACGCGCTCGTCGGCACCGGGCTCATGGCGACCGCGCAGCACGACGGCAGCGAGCTCGGCATGTCGGAGGCCGCAGAGGCCGATGCGGTGTGGCGCAAGGCCTGCAAGCGCGGCGTGCTCGACGTGATGGGCGTCGAGACCGTGGCCGGGATCCAGGCGCAGACGGCGCGCGAGTGGATGACCGGCAACGTGATGCTGCGCCGGATCTACGACGTTACGTCGCCCATCGGGATCCGGGTGCAGGTGCTCGAGGGCGACATGCTCGACAGCACGAAGACGACGGAGCTCGAGGGCGGCAACCGCATCAAGGGCGGCATCGAGACCAACCGCATCGGCCGGATCGTCGCGTACTGGATCCGCACGGAGCACCCGGGCGAGGCCTCGTACGGGCTTGCGACCACGAGCATCCGCGTGTCGCTCGACGACCTGGTGCACCTGAAGATGCCGGGCCGTCCGGGCCAGCTGATGGGCGTCCCGATCTCCTCGCCGGTCATGGCGACGAAGAAGGACGAGGGCGACTTCAACGCCTTCACGCTCATCGCCAAGAAGTCCGAGTCGCTCACGGTCGGCGTGGTGACGCGTCAGCCCTACGACGAATGGAACCCGCCGCCCGATGCAGGCGCGCCGCAGCTCGACGAGAACGGCAACGAGGTGCAGCCCGATGTCGTCGTGCCGGGCGTCGTCAACAACAAGGGCGAGTACGTCGGGAGCATGACGCCGGGCCAGTGGCTGGGCGTCGAAGCGGGTACGGACGTCCGGTTCAACAACCCGCAGATCGCCGCGAACTACGACCAGTTCATTGCGTCGCAGCAGCGCCGCGTCGCGGTCGGCATGAACGTCAGCTACGAGCAGGCCACGGGCGACTTCTCGAACGCGAACTACTCGACGATGCGCGGCGGTATGCTTGAGTTCTGGGCCGAGATCGACATGCTCCTGTGGGACTACTTCGAGCCCGCCTGGGACGTGGTCTGGGGCTGGGTCATGGAGGCGGCGTGGCTCAAGGGCCTGGTCGCTCGCCCGGACATCGAGGCCGACTGGCAGGCACCCGCGCGCCCCAGCATCGAGCCCGACAAGGACGCGATCGCCAACGTGATCCAGGTGCGCGCCGGCTGGCTCGACGAGGACGACATCATCAAGGGCAACGGCTACCACCCGGAGACGCTGCGGAAGAACCTCGAGAAGCGCCGTCAGGCGCGCGAGAAGTACGGGATCATCAGCGACGCCGATCCGGCCAAGTACGCGTGGCGCGGCTCGTTACCGCCCGTAGAGAAGGGCACGCCGATCGAAGGGGAAGGCAAATGACGAACAGGACCCTCACCCCCGAGCAGGCCCTGCAGAAGGCGATGCCGCTGCTCTGCCGGGCCACCATCGAAGGTCCCGCGCCGATGCTCAAGGCGACGACGGGCGAGGTGGTCACGGCGGCGATGCGCGACGAGCTCCTGGCGAAGTGCATGGCCGGGGAGTTCGTCGAGCTCGACCTCACGCTGCTGGCCTACGAGCAGCGCGCCGGCGTCGCCAACCGCAACTACGTCCGGTTCCGCGACGGGGCGATGTCGAAGCTCGGCGCCTCGGGCCGTGGCAAGCCGTTCCTCCGCGACCACAACCAGTTCGACGTGATGTCGCGCGCCGGCCGGATCACGAAGTCGGGGACGGAGAAGACGGCAGAGGGCGGCTACGAGCTACGCATGACGACGCGCCTGACCGCCCCGTGGGCGGTCGAGCTTGCGCTTCGTGACCTGCTCGACTCGGTCAGCATCGGATGGCTCCCGACGGGGCCCGTCGAGTGCAGCGCCTGCGCCGCTCCCATCTTCACCAAGTGCTACCACTTCCCCGGCGACAAGCTCGCCGAGGTCACCGAGGACGGGAAGAAGAAGCTCGTGCGCGACCGCGCCGGCGCCGTCACGGTCGAGTGGGTCTACACCGAGGCCGAACTCATCGAGTGCAGCGTCTGCAACGTCCCCGGCGTGCCGAGCGCCGGGATCGACGAGATCCGCGCCGCGCTCGCCGCTGGCTTCCCCGACGGCGACGCCTTCGAGCGCCCCGACGACGTGACCCCCATTCAAGATCCTGCCGAGGTGGATGCACTCTCGGCGCGTCAAGACACCCTGGCGGCGACTCCCGAGGAGCACCCAATGCCCGAGCCCAAGAACGAGACCCCGACCACCGAGCAGACTGCCGCCGACGAGGCGCGTATCGCGGCCCGGGTTCGCAAGCTCCGCGCCGACGAGCGCGAGCTGCAGGCTGTCATCACGAAGCACAAGCTGAGCCTCGACGCCGGCAAGATGCTCGACGAGCACAAGACGGTCGAGGCGGCGAAGCTCGCGGTGCTCGACACGCTCACCCAGGAGCACAACGAGCAGGCCCCGGTCCGCCCCGAGCACACGGCGAGCATCTCGACCGACGAGCGCGACAAGCGCCTCGAGCTCTACCGCGGCGCCATCCAGGCGCGCATGTCGGGCAAGGCGGCGAAGGACCCGGAGCAGCGTCGCTTGGCAAGCCTCTCGGCGATGGAGATCGCCGAGGAGATCGCCGAAGAGGCCGGGATCCCGCATCGCGAGATCCGCAAGTACACCGGCGAGGATCGCGCCCGCCTGCTCATGGGGCAGCGGCAGCCGTCGACGGTCCTCTCGGGTGGCGGCCGCATCAGCACGAGCGACTTCCCGCTGCTCGTCGGCGCCGCCGGCACGGACATGGTCCAGCGCCAGTTCGCCGAGAAGCCGCAGCTGTGGAAGCGCCTCGGTCGCGAGGAGAACCTCCCGAACTTCGAGCGCCAGTACAAGTACGGCG